GCTCCTGCGCTGCCCGAAGTGCAAGAACGAGTTTGTACAGTTCTTGCGCGAACCGCAAACGACCAACGAGTGCCGGAAGTGCGGCGCGAAAATCCCGCTGGACGCGCTGGCGCGGTTCGAGTTCACCTGCCCGGACTGCAAGAAAGTGAGCTACGGCCGGACGAACGTCGAGGACGCCGAAATCGAAAACGAGAAGTTCTCCTGCGTTTGCGGCCGGAGAATCCCAAAGCTCACATGGAACCCGGCCAAGCGTTGCTATACGACGTGAGGAGGGCCGGGTGATGAAAGTGCTTACACACAACATCCGGCAGGAGCGCGAGGACCAGCGCGACCGCTCCGCCCAGCTCTTTATGTGGTGCATCGTCGTCTCCATGCACCAAGACGACGGCATTGGCGCATCCCGCCTCCTGCGGGCCTGTAACGAAATGGACGCTTTTGAGAAAAAGTACCAGACGGCCATCCTCTACGGCAGCAGCAAGAACGCAACGGACGCCATGAGGGAAAACCTCGAAGGCATCTGTGATTTTGAGGTCCGGCTGCCGGTTGACCGAGCTCCGAGAGGACGCAGGGAGGAGCAGCTCCGCATGGCGAGCAATCAGGGCGCAGAAATCGCGTGGCTTGTTATGGCGGCCACCTGTCACGAGACGTTCGGCTACGGGAAAGACCGACTGGCGCGCCTCAAGCAGAACTCCATGAACAACTACAAGCAGTACCTCGAGTGGGAAAAAGAGGATAAGGACCTCGCCCTCGACCGTCTGCGCAGATGCGTACAGGACGCCCTCAAAGAGGACCTCCGCGTCGCTGACACCGACGACCGCAAGGGGATGCTTTCGACCCCGGGCAGAGGCCCCAGCGTATACGAGACGGCCGCTGTCTACTCGGAGATATTCAGGAGAGCCAGAGCGGGACGGGCAGTGGCCCCGCTCGCGGTATACAGCGCAGCAAAGTACGACGAAACCATGACGGCCGCCCGGAAACGGGCCAGCGTTATGCTCGGCTTATGACTATCTGCCCGAAAGAGTGCCCGGACAGACACCCGGGATGCCACGACCATTGCGAACGGTATGCGGAGAACAAGGCGGCATACCAGAAGATGAAGCAGGAGTACGACGGGAGCGTCCGAAACCCCTACTGCCGTAGGTGGACGCACCGGGCCATCGTGCGCAGTTTCAAGAAGAAATTCAGGTAAAGGAGTGGTGACTATGTACGAGGTTCTTTTAGAGCTTGACGACCTGCTGGAAACCTTAACTTACTGGCTTTCCTTTGCGGCCGTCGCCTTGTCAGTAATAGTTGTTGCGGCCTATGTATGGCACAAGGCCGCCGAGCAGAAAGCAACCCGGGCGGAGCCCCGGAAAAGAAAGGACGGAATGACATGAAACAGAGCGAAAAGCTCACGCAACTCATCGAGCTTATGCAGGCAAACCCGGAGCTCCCGGTCATCCCCTGTGTAGATGGGGATGTGGTCAGCGGCGACGAGTATTACTGCTGGCTTGGCTCATGGGGAGAGAGCGCGGTTCAGGAGTTCGTCATCGGCAGTGAGAGAACCTACTACCGGGAGGACGATATTTCAGAGATGAACGACGTTCTCTACGAACGCTATGACCCGGAGCTGGTTGACAACATGACGGAGGAGGAGACGCGGGCGGCGTACAACGCGCTCCCGTGGAAGAAAGCCATCTTCGTCGATGTCCACCAATACGAGGAGGAACCGGATGCCGAGGTATGATGTGTTCCTTGAGGGCAGGACAGAGAGCTCCACCTGCTACTTCGGCGTCGCAGTCATGGCAGACGACCAAAAAGAGGCAGAGTACCTCGGACACGAAGCAGGGCGGAAGAAACACCGCGAGTGTGACGAAATCGAAGTCGTCAGCGTAAGACTAAGACAGGCAGGAAAGCGGATGCTCTGCCAGTGTGTTCCACTCAAAGAACGTGCTCTAAATCTTGTAAAGGAGGCTATCAAAAATGGAAGAAGTAAGATTGATTGACGCGAACGCTTTGCACAAGCGCATTGAAATGAACCTTCGCGCCAGCAATCCGTTCACTATTGAAGAATGCTGCTATAAGGATGCCCTGAACAGCGTGGACGAGGCTCCCGCCATTGACCCGAAGACGCTGCGGCCTGTGGCACACTGGGAGGAAATTCCCGGCTCCTATGATGTCTGTGCCGGGGAAAACGGCTCATGGTGTGTACCGGCAACTCATTGCTCAAACCCGGAATGTGGAGAGGTGAACCCGTGTGGCCTCAAAACGCCATTTTGCCCGATGTGTGGATTCAGGATGGAGGACGTGCCGTATGACGATGATTGACCGCGACGAGCTGCTCAAGCACGAAGTTATGATTATCACCAAGGGCAACGCCGCTTTTCATGGCGTTCCGTCATCGCTTATCGAGACAGCCCCGGTTATTGACCTCAAGAACCTGCAGCCCGTATGGAGAGACCCGGAAACCGACCCTCCAAAGGTCGAAACGGAAGTGCTGGTTTTGTACCGTTATAATGGCTATATGGGCATTACAACGGCGCACTACGAGGACGGCAATGTTTTCTCCGAGGACAGCAAATGGAATTGGGAGGATCTCCCTGATTGGGGAACATACGACGAGGAACGGGATGACTACCGAATCCCGGAAGGCTGGTGGGAATACCGCCACTTCAACCCGGACGACGTTTACAACAACAAGATAGACTGTCCTGTTGTTGGCTGGATGCCGCTGCCGACGGAGGAGATTACAAAATGAGCGAAAAACGTATGGTCTACGCGGAGGACGTGATTCAGAGAATCTGCAGCATGGCCCCCGAAATTCTGGGCGGTGAATACAACCCGGATATTGAGGATGAAGTAGAGCAACTGGTTTGCGCTGTAGAAAGTACCCCGACGGTGGCCCCGGCGGTCGAACCTCGGCCTATCGCAAAGTGGCTTGTTGTTCGCCGGACGGCGGATGGCGCGGAGTGCAAGTGCGGAAACTGCGGGCGTCAAGAGACGTTCACGACGTTTGATAGGCACACAGACCATGTCTACTGCTGCCGATGCGGATACAAAATGGAGGGACTGACAAATGGGTGAAAAGAAACTTATCGACGCCACTGCACTCTGTCGGTATCTCTCGAACTGGCAGTTGAGCTGCGCTGGCAACGTGACAGGTGGGAAGGACGCCCGGGACAACCTCGTCATCTATAACACCCTCGACAAGGTTATGGAGGTCATCGAAAACGCCACGGCCGAGGAGCAGCGGGTATACAACCTCCGCGTGGACAAAGACAAGCTCGATGCCATGCGGAAAGCGCTCACGCAGCAGATTTGTCTCATTTTCAAGCAGGAGCCTGAACCCGTTGAGACGATTAGGTGGAGCAATGGAAACAACATAAAGTGCGACGAAAGGCACTTTGTTATAGCTGAGTATGTTGACGATTTCGGAAACGCGGATATGGGCTTCGCTTATTTCTTTGGCGAAGAAGATTATAGAGCTAACTACAATTCGGAAAGCCGGGATGAATCTTTCGATAGGGTTGGATGGTATGTTCCTAACCCGACTTGCGGGAGACCGATGTGGAATATAAAACGATGGATGGCTGTTCCGTATCCAGAGGAGGGAAATTATGAAACCGATTAACGCAGAGGAAATCGTCCGTGTATTCAACGGCTGGCTCGAGGAGGCGGACAGCCTCGCAGAGCGGGAGGCCATTGAGTGCTGCATCGACCACATTCAGGACGCCCCAGCAGTCAGCCAGCAGGAACTCCGCAGCTATATGCTGCCGTGGTTTAGCCCGTTCGCGGCCCCGTGGTGCGGGAAGATTCAGCGCGCTTTCCCGAAAGCCTACGTCACCATGAACTTCGAGCTGATTCTCGTCCCGAGGACGAACACCTACATCAACCTCAACCATTGTAGCACCCCGGACGAGTTCAAGGCTGAGGTCATCGAGGGTGTTTCGCGTTTTGCGTTCAAGGGATTCACCAAGCCGCTATGCAGAGAACACCTCGACGGCATCAATAAGCTGCTCGATACCCATTTCACGCCGGAGGAGATAGAGTACATCTACACCAACCTCGGCAACGGTATCAACCACGAGCTGTGCATGAAGTTTGTCAAGAGCGGGTATGACCTCGGCGTCATCGACGAGGGCCTGCAGGAGAAGGAGAGGCAGGAATGAAAGCAAGACAAGTGGAAATCCTGCCCTGCCCGTTTTGCGGAGCGAATCCGTGCCGCATCGCAGAAAAAAGGGAGGCCGTCAATGCCCAAACCGGTGAAGCGATAAGTAGTAATATCAGCATTACGTATTGGAAGCATCCTGAAACGCCTGATTGCGTTTTGGGATTCGGGATGTTTTTTTCGACACGCCAGACGACATCCAAAGGTGGAACAGCAGAACCGATAAAGCAAAATCTAACCCCGAAACTTGAAAATGATTCAAGCGCATTTCAACCTTTAACCGTCAAATTTGAAAATTGGAGGACAAATTTATGTTTCCGCAGAGAAGAATGACGACCGACACCCCGGATGGGAATTACTCGCAGGCTCTCAACCTGTTCGTGCGCGGCGAGGACGGATGGGTACAGATGCCCAGCCGGAACATCAGCCTCAACGACTACATGAAGCAGCTTATCAAGGCGCACAACGCAGATATTGACACCGAGGGAACGCCGGAGGAGTTCGACATGACCCTGTGCGAGCACCTGTTCGACGGCCCGGAGACCATCGAGGGTCTGCTGGCAGAGCACTACACCCTCTCGTGGGCTCTCGCCTCGTTGCGCGACAAACTCAAGCACTACGAGGACGCGCGCATCCCGGAGATTATGCCGGAGGGTTTACAGACCATCGACCACGCCATCGGCACTTACGGCAAAGACGCCCAGCTCACCAAAGCCGTGGAGGAAATGTCGGAACTCACCAAAGCTCTCTGCAAGCTCAAAGAGGGCAAGCGCAAATATGATACCCCGTACAACCGGGAGATGCAGGAAGTGTACTCGAACATCGAGGAGGAAATCGCCGATGTTTTCATCATGCTGGTGCAGCTCTTTGCAATTTTTAACCCCCATGAGCTGGTAAACATCACGAAAATCGTATGGGACAAGCTCGACCGGCTCAAGGACAATCTGGACAAAGAGACAGCAAAGCAGGAGGAGGGCGAAGATGGAGCACAGAACGATTGAAATTTACACATGTGAGTTCTGCGGCAAAGAATTTAACGACCGAGAGGGCTGCTATGAGCATGAGCGAACTCATATTGAGACCTTCACCGATTTCAGCGATGCCGAATTGACCGCGAGACTGGAAGCCATCGCGGATAACGCTCACTATTACAGAATCGGGGAAACGGTGCTCGGTATGCCGATTGAGACGTTCGAGAACCTCTTAAAAGAGACGATTCGGAGGATTGAGTGTCGTGGGTGATAAGAGCACGTTTGATAAGCTCCTCGGCGAGCTGTACGACCTGACCGAGTGGGAGGACGCGGAGGCGGCC